ACGATATTGTTGGTCGATATAAAATGATAACACATCACCCACATAAGCATTCATTTCTAATAACATCATACCAGGTGATGTTTCATTAAAATCACGATATGAATTTGGGAAATAAGATTTTGCATAATCCATCAATGATTTTTTTAATGATATAAAATCTTTGTTTAAATAATTTACATTTGATTCTTTAAAATTTTCTTTACCATACGTTGGCATTTTTTATCTCCAATTAATATGAACCACCACCACCCGCTAAGGATTCAGTCTCTAATATATCAGATGAAAAATCTAATGACACTGAATCTAAAGTGTTAGGGTCTTGTTTTAAATTAAATAATATTCTTACTCTAATTTCATTCATTCTAATATCTATATTATCATCTCTACTTAAAACTTCTATATTTCTTACCTCAACAAAGGGTAACCAAAATTCTAATTTGTCTAATATTAAATCTTGAATGCTCAATAAATTTTCATCTGTTATTTGTTCAAATAAAAGTTTTCTCAACCCTATCCCTAAATTTGGTTGGAATAATCTTTCACCCTCTTCTGTTTGTAATAAATTTTTTATGTTGTTTTTTACAGCCTCAATAGTAGTAGAGGTAGTTGCAAAAAACCCCTCACCATTACTAACCCCCCTATGAATTGGTAAACTAATACCAACTTTAACATTGGTATCATTGTCTTGAATATATGGTTTTCTGGTTTTATCTTTAACAGCCATTATAATATCTTCCTAGCGTCTTCATCTAATAATTTAATAGTTGTGAAGTCTCTTTGACCAGATTCATCATCAACATCAAAACTATCTTGTGAATCAGGGTCAGAACCTATATATGCATAACCTGTTGATTGTAATCCACCTGTCTGTTTAGTTATGTCAATCCCAGCTAAATCAGCTCCACCTTCTAACAATGGTGTAATAGCTCTTTCTATTTCTCTTTCGAGTCTTTTTATCAATCTATCTATTCCAGGAATAGGTCCTCCTATTTTTCTTAACAATTTTAAAATAGGAGCTTTATCTCCTAATAATGTATCTAACTTTATATTAACAGGTAATGATGGTGTTGTTAGTTCTTCAACCACAACAGGTGCTTTTAATTGTGTTATGGTAAAGTTAGCCTCTCTAAGAGCATTC